ACAACGACTCGCAGACTGTCAGAACTGACCAACTTGGCCAACGGTAAGGCAAGCAAGTCTGAACTCACACAGACAGCCGAGGAGTTAAAAAGTCGGATTGCGACTGTGCAGGTCGGGGGGCGGAATTATATCCGAGGGACAAGACGCATGGCGTTGGCTAACGGATTGTGGACATCAGGAACCTTTAGGCCATCAGGCCTTGGGACAACAAAGACGATTAATGTATCAGACAGTCCAGCAACTGGTTTTGATAAAGCGATACGTCTTACTTCCAGCGATGCTAGATATCAAATTGGAATTGCTCAGGACGAATTTGAAATAATGCCAGGGACCTATACTATGTCTGTTTGGGTAAAAGGTTCAGTTGGGCAAAGAGTTAGGTTACAAACCTATTGGGCGCCTGACGATGCAACAGGTATAAGTCCATATTTTATCTTGAAAGATGATAAATGGACATATTTGACATTTTCCAGCGAGCGAAAAAAAGCAGGAAAATTATCAATTGGCTATGTTTATTTGTTAGGTGCTGATGCAGGAGAATACTTAGATGTCCTTGCGCCCCAACTTGAAAACGGCACATTAGCAACAAGTCCAAAAGAAGCTCCAGAAGATACAGACGGCCAAATCTCAGCCGTCGAATCAACCTTTAAGCAACGGGCCGATTCACTAGATGCTGGTGTGAGAAGTCTGACTGAAGGTCTTAGAACCAAAGCGGATATCAGCTCACTCAACGTGACTGCTGAGAATATCAGGCAGTCTGTGCAGAGTCTTGAGACAGACACGCAGAACAAGCTAAATCAGAAGTTGAGCCTGGCTGAATTTGAGGTGCGAGCTGGTTCTATCCGTCAGGAAATCCTGAACGCAACCAAGGACAAGGCAGATAAGACCTTAGTTGTGTCTGAAGCTGGGAAATTGCGAGAAGAATTTTCAAACTTACGGGTCGGTGGCCGAAACTACTATCGAGACTCTGAGAAGATTCGAACAAGTACGCGTTTCTTTTCGTTTCCTTTGCATCCTTATCTTTCACAAGAAAATGTCGGAGAAATTTGGACTCTATCGTTTGATCTAAAAATTAACGAAGGTGGCGAGATTCGTCCTCTGCATTTTTATCATTACCAAAGCAATAGGTTCGGTCTGAAAGCTAGTGCAGACATCACTCCAAGCAAAGAATGGCAACGGTTCACATTCACGGGTCCAGTTATCTTTCCGAACGATGACCCTCGTTATTCGAGAGGAGAGATGGCGTTATATGATTATGCTGGAAATAATAGCTATTCTGTGCGCAGGATTAAACTTGAGAAAGGCACTCTAGCAACAGACTGGAGCCCAGCAATCGAAGACACTGATGGTCTCATCACTGAAGCTAAGGCTATCTTTGAGCGGACAGCTCAGGGGTTGCGAACTGATTTATCAGCTATTCAGGAATATGTCAACAAAGACGGTCAGCGACAAGAAGCATTGCAGCGCTATTCTCGTGAGGAAAGTGCAAAACAAGCGACGGCTGTACGTGAGTTGGTAACTAAGGACTATGTAGGCAAAGCGACTTATCAAGAAGATGTGAAAGGTATCAATCAGAAGATTGAAGCTGTTAAAACTAGTGCGAATAAAGAAATCGCTAGTCAAATCGCAAGCTATCGTCAATCTGTAGATGGTAAGTTCACGGATATTTCAAGTCAGATAACTACTTATAAGCAAGATGTGGGCGGTCAAATCAGTGGTCTATTAAATAGACTTACAAGTAGTGAGCAAGGCACTACTACTCAGATTTCAAATCTTTCAAATCGGATAAACAGTAACAAACAAGGCACAGATAATCAGATTTCAAGTTTAAAGACTCAGGTCGCTACAAACAAGGATAATGCTGAACGACAAATGGGTAGAATATCTGATCAGGTCTCTGCGAACAAAGCAAATGCTGATAGTCAATTTGCGAATGTGACCAATCAACTAGCACGAAAAGTTGAGACTACTGACTTCCAGCGTGTCAAAGAAACCAGCCAGCTTTATGAGCGGATTTTAGGCAATACTGAAAACGGAATTGCGGATAAGGTAGCTCGTATAGCTATGACCAATCAGCTGTTCCAGGTTGAGGTGTCTAAGAATGAAGGGCTTAAAACTGTTCAAAGACAACTTGCTGGCTCATGGGCAGTTCAGAACATCAACAGTGCAGGTGATTTGATTTCAGGAATTAATCTTGGCGCCAATGGCCATAACCGCTTCGTTGGTAAGTTGACTCATATAACTGGCGAGACCCTGATTGACAGAGCAGTCATCAAGTCAGCTATGGTTGATAAGTTGAAAACGGCCAATTTTGAATCTGGTTCGGTCACGACTACGATATTAGACGCTGAAGCGGTCACGGCTGATAAAGTGAGATTTGACAATGCGTTTATTAGAAAAATGCTAGCAAATGAGGCTTTCATTGACCAGCTGACATCTAAACGTATCTTCTCTACTAAGGTCGAGTCAGTCGTTTCTAGTTCAACATTCCTAGAAGCTTACCAAGGCCGAATCGGTGGATTCACTATTGGGCGTTTTGACCAAGGAAGAGGTCGTTGGATTTCTGGTATCAACCAATTCTCAGTTGGCATGGGAAATGGCGAAGGCGGCAGTTATAATGGCGAAAATACTGCATTTTGGGCGAACTGGGGTTACAGTTGGAACTCTCCTGGCCCCAATGCTTGGTATGTGACAACGTCTGGAAATATGTATTGTCGAAACGGAGCGGATTTCCACGGGAAAGTTGACTTTTCGGATAGATCAACAGTGAGATTTTATAGTAAGATCAACGCTCTACAAGGTATTTGGACAGGAGATGGAGAGATTAACGGTAGCGGTTCGAATCCTGGCGGCGGTCGAAACGCAGTCGTTTGGTGGAACCAAATCACGACTGGCAAGTGGAGACAACACGCTGGTATCACAACTGCTTCAGATAGAAGATTGAAAGAGAATATTGAACCAACGTCTGTCAAAGCCTTAGACAAAATCAAGAACTTGAATTTAGTAGCATTTGACTATATCAAGGATAAATCACACGAAGAAATCGGTTTGATTGCACAAGAGGTGTCGGACATCGTACCAAATGCAGTTAGTGAATACGAGGGAGAAGATTCTCATTTGACTATCAACTACGCTAAATTTATCCCTTATTTAATCAAGTCCATTCAAGAATTAAATCAAAAAATAGAAAAAATGGAGAAAACAATAGCATGAATAACAACATGGACGCACTAGTAAATCAGTTAACACTTGATTCACTGACTGAAAAGCTAGCAGTCAGTGAGCAAGCATCAGCTAAGAATGAAGCTCTTTATTTGTATGCAGCAAGCGAATTACACACGATGAAAAAGGTCCTAGAATATGACCCAGCTCTAAAAGAGTTATTTGAAGAAGTGAAAGGAAACATGACAAATGGCAATTAATAATTATGAACTAGCAAGCAAACCTTATACACGAGGATTTGGAGATAATATCAAGACAGTAGTTGAAATTCGTTTATCAGAAGGCAATCGTTACAGTACGAACATGCGTGAGCTTGTAGGAGATCGCACAAGTGAACCAGAAGACATTTTGATTCAAGCGGTGCTGGATATCTTAAAAGCCGAGCTAGATCCAGGCAGCGCTATTGTCAAAACACAGGCGCAGCTTGAACAGGCTAACCAGAAGATTGCGCAAAACGAGAGTGAACAGAACAAGCTTGTAGCTCTTGCAAATAAAATCGATAAAGTAGTGCGTGTCATGGCTCAAGATTCTATCATGGGTGAAAAAATCTCTTACGGAACAACCTATAAGGAACTTGTCGAACTATTCCCACTTGCTGAAGTCGGTAAAGTTTATGAGCCTGGTGCAATTTTCGCAGTCGAAGATCCTAATCACGCCGAAATTAATGGAGAAGGTAAGCGCATCTTGATTCAAACGAATCAGTCATTTACTTATCAAGGAGAAACCCTTGCTCAACTTGAAGGAACACCTTATCAAAATGGTGTTCTAACACCTTGGAAGTTTAACGCACCGAAAGCACCAAATGAACAGTAGAGGTGTTTTATGGACGTCTTACAATCAACAGAGCATTTCTTCATGAACGTGCTACCAGTAGCTACGCCAATCATCGTAGCTTGGTTTAGTTACAAAATGCCCAAAAAGGCAAAAGAACAGACAGACCAAATCATTTCTGAATTGAATGATGTCAAGAAACAAATCAAAGATGTCCAGATTACTGCTGATGAGAATAACGCCAAAATTGACGAAGTACAAGCAAAGCTCAAACTTCACGACGATGCGCACCTTGTAACGATGAGGATGCGTCTCGATCGTGATATTCGTAGGGCTATCCGTCGTGGTTTTACTACCAAGGATGAGTTCTATGTAGTAGAGAATATGCACAACAGCTATAAGGCTCTTGGTGGTAATGGTTACATAGACCACTTGTACAACAATTTTGAATCGTTGCAGATTAGAGACGACATCTTAGTAGAAGACGAGAAAGGAAAAATATATGACACAATTTAATGAGTTTATCATCGCTTTTGCTACAGGCTTTTTAGCAGTAGCAGTGGGCAGTATCGTAAAAGCAGTGAAAGACTACCTTTTGCAAAAAGGTGGAGAAAAAGCAGTAAAAATCGCTGAAATTCTAGCTAAAAATGCAGTTCATGCCGTTGAGCAGATCTCCTCTGAAACAGGATACAAGGGTGATGAAAAGCTAGAGCAAGCTCGTGATAAAGTCCGAGCTGAACTTACAAAATACAACATCAGCATGACTGACAAGGATCTAGACACCTTTGTTGAGTCAGCCGTGAAGCAGATGAACGACGCTTGGAAAGGACAAGAGTAATGGATATCGATACAAGCAGACTACGCACGGACTTGCCACAGGTTGGAGTGCAACCTTATCGACAAGTACACGCCCACTCAACTGGAAACCGTAACTCAACCGCTCAAAATGAAGCAGACTATCACTGGAGAAAGGACCCTGAACTTGGGTTCTTTTCTCATGTCGTTGGAAACGGTCGTGTCATGCAAGTAGGACCTGTAAACAATGGCTCATGGGATGTTGGAGGTGGTTGGAATGCTGAGACCTATGCAGCAGTTGAATTGATTGAAAGCCATAAGACACAAGAAGAATTCGACCGTGATTACAGGTTATACGTTCCGCTTTTGCGAAATCTAGCAGATGAAGCAGGTTTGCCGAAAACTCTTGATACAGACGACTTGGCAGGTATCAAAACTCATGAATACTGTACCAATAATCAGCCGGATAACAGTAGCGACCACGTCGACCCGTATCCTTATCTTGCGAAATGGGGTGTTAGCCGTGAACAGTTTAAGCGAGATATTGAGAACGGCCTAGGCGCCGAAACAGGCTGGCAAAAGAACGGCACAGGCTACTGGTATGTACATTCAGACGGCTCTTATCCAAAAGATAAGTTTGAAAAAGTTAATGATACTTGGTACTACTTTGACGGCTCAGGCTACATGCTTGCAGACCGCTGGAAGAAGCACACAGACGGCAACTGGTACTACTTCGACGGCTCAGGCGAAATGGCCACAGGCTGGAAGAAAATCGCTGAGAAGTGGTACTATTTCGACGTAGAAGGTGCCATGAAGACAGGCTGGGTTAAGTACAAAGATACTTGGTACTACCTAGACAGCAAAGACGGTAACATGGTATCAAATGAATTCGTCAGAGCAGGTCAAGGCTGGTACTACATCAAACCAGACGGCAGCATGGCAGACAAGCCAGAGTTTACAGTAGAGCCAAACGGCTTGATTACAACTAAATAATCTTAAAAATAAATAGAAAGGAAACTTTCTAAAATGTTCTTTCACCGCAGGCTCAGGCTTGCGGTTTTTTGTTTGCTCTAAAATACGCTTGATAATCGCTTGAAATTCCTGAAAAACATTTATAGATATAGGGTTAGGAGTGTTCTTTTTCGCTTGAATATCTTTATTTTGCTCTGAAATTGACTTGTTGACATCAACAAATAGCTTTATAAAGCGCTTGGTTGCCAATTTTGTTGACGTTAACAAAATTAGAGTTTGTATTTCTATTTTGCAAAAACAGGCATTTTAAACGATTAGAAACTAAAATCTAAATCCTATTGTTCAAAAAGGCGCTTACATGAAGAATAGAGAGGGAGAATCGTGGTGCATTATTGTCAAAAACGCCATTTTGTTAATAATAGATCCTTTTTATTTTTTGATTATTATCAAAAACGGTGTTTTGTTAAAAATAAAAAAAGTAATGATTTTTTCACTACTTTTTTATTTTCTTACGAATAGATAAGTAAGGAGGAAGAAAATATGAACATTTTGAACATTAAACTTGCAAACGTAGAGCAGACAGACTTAGGTTTTGAACATTGGATAGATGTGACTTACCAGGTGCCGATTTTGAAAAATGAGTACACGGTAAAACTACTGATTTTATTGAACTTCAAAGTGGAAGATAAAGAGTTGTTGGACTACCTAGTAATGAGCTGGAAATATCGTGATCTCGTGTTGCATTCATTGCAGATGTATGAGATGGAAAAAATCAATAATTTTACTATCCTTGATTGATACCTAAGTAAAGGCCTCGTAAAATATAACTAACCTCTCCGTTTGAATTTGTTTTTTTAATAACTTTTTTGTTATTGTAAGTTATAGTTTCAGATGTCATAATGCCCTTTCATTATACGGATATAAAATAAAAAGGCTAAAATAGAACATTTTCTATACATAACAGACAGTTCTATTTTAGCATAATTCATGTTATTTCTCTAAGAATTGGAGAACATTTTCAAGTTTATAGTAAACAGTTCTGGTTCCTTCTATAGGTGGTTCCAGTCGTTTTAGTCCTTTTTCTTCCCAAGATTTTAATGTATTCGGAGAAATTTGAAGGAGGTTCAATAGGTCTTTTTGGGTATATAGACCACAATAATTGAAGATGTGGGTTTCCTGTTGTAGGATTTGTAAGAGACTTAGTAGTAGGTTTTTAATTTCAAATAGTTCTGAGTTCATTATTGTTATTCCTTTCTTTGAATAGTTGTTTCAAACTGTGTGAAGAAGCTATTAGCGCGATGTATTGGCTGAGATTCAAAGGGGTTCGTGAAAAAGTTGCTGTCATCTTTTTCGTATTCCCGACTCTCATAGTTATAGTGTGTATAAAAGATATTATCCTTTTCAACTAGTATGGCTGTTTGGATTCGTCGTTCTAGCTGGTCGAAACGGTCAATTCGTTTACTGGTTTGAAAATTATCATACAACTCCTTTGGTGAGTAAGGGCTAGTTATGAAGATTAGTTCAGCGGTTAATGCTTTATCTATATATCTAGAAGGTAAGAAAACATCGAAATTATAGGGGTCTAGAATTTTCAAAAGGTCATCATATCGAAAGCTATCTGGTCGCAGTTCGTCAATAATGATAGTTTCCTGGTTTTGATAACTCTGAAAAGGATCGCGACTTGAGCCTGTTACAAAATAAGAGGTATTTTTATTTTCTGCATAAGTCTTAGCCAGTCTTGTCTTACCAAGTCCAGACTCACCATAGATATAGACTACTTGTTTTGTCTTTTGTTCATACTTCATACGATTCAGGAATTCTCTTCCTAATCTTTCTTGCCTTTTTTCGGCAACAGCTTTAAGTCGCGTACTTGCTTTTGCATATTGACTTCCCGTTAGCTCAGATTCAATCTCTTCTAGAGTTAATAAACCGTCATAAAGCATATCTAGATATTCTCGTATTAGTTCCCCTTCTTTTTTACTTTGGTTTCGCTCTACTTGTTTTCGAATGTTTTCTAATTTTTTAGCAAAATCAAAGTTACTTATTACTTCCGAAATAGGGTACTGATATTTATTTTGAGCATCTTTAGTTTGGTGAACAAGATAACTAAAACCATTATTAGGATGCTTGAAGAATTCTAATCGTTCGATTTGAGAATCTTCACGCTTACCATTTCGTTCATTAATTTCCCAAGCTATGCTATGTGGGCTACGAGCATGTTTGAAATACATCATGAGATGAATATGGGGTTCTACAGTTTCTCCATCTTCATTAACATCTTTATCATGTAAAATGCCTGCCCAGAGTAATGGCTCTAATAGCTTAACGATTCTATCAATTTCTTCTTTCCAATCAGATAAAATAGCTAGTCGCATTTGTTGTGTATACATGATTGCACGCTGTTTAGGGATTTTTTTATTTGTTTTTTTCTCTGAAGACATTTCAAGAATTTCCTTTCGTTTTGTTTTTGGCACATTGGCACAGTTTGAATGCGAGACAATGCCAAGACCAGTCTCGCAGGATTGTTAGTATTAAGGATATTTAGAGTAAGTAGTATCATTGGCACAGTTTTGTAATATAAAAAAATGGTGGAAGGACTTTTTGTCTTTGACAAAGTCCTTCCACCGATTTTAATTGTAAGAGCCTGTTGCTTGATACCAACGACCGTCACTAGGCGCTATGTTGGTAAAGAACAATTCGGGTTCTATAGTGTGTAATTTTGCTTTAATAGCAGGGAATATTTCTTGTACTTTCAAGAAACTTTCGTGATTGTTTGGAACTTTCCACCGTAATATAGCCCCATCTTCTGTATAAATCATCGATAAGGTTAGCAAAGAACGATTGGCTTTGTTGACGATTGATTTTTGAGTAGAAATCTGTTTATTTTGAGTATCGAGAATAGAATCGGACTCAAAATGGGCAAATTTTCTCAGTTCGTAGGTTGCTCGTAATCCTTTGAGCATGTATTTTATATCACTTTTAAACCAGTGATAAAGGAAAAAAGAGAAAAGTAGTATTGAAAAAATTATCAAAGGATAGAAAAGAAAAACAACATTTTGATAATTAATTTCAATGTTCAGATTCTGTTGAATCAAGATAAGTATAAATATAGGGAAAAAGCTTACTACAGTTCCTATACATAAGATTTTGAATAGATTATACTTGTTTATCATAAGCACCTCTTGTTATAGTATGGGGTGAGGAGTGGCATGATGTTGCTGTCATGCTTTCCATCACTAAATTTGACAATTCCTGTCCCTATTCCGCTAGTAACAACAATATTTTCAATATGAGCGTTTGGCAATAAAAACTGAGTGGTGTTAGTATTTATCTCTCCCAAAATAATAGAACAGTTAATTTGTTCTCTAACTGCAAGATTTCCTCCAAATGCGGTAGCATCAAAACGTTGGGAAACTAGGATAAGTGAAACTTTGGTAGCTCGACCTAGGAGAGCCACAGTTCCTAATAGTTGTGCAAACGTATCTCGTGCTTGTTTTGAAGAACCCTGAACAAGAGCGAGTAGCTCATCTATGATAATATATTTGCGTTTTAATGTAGCTCTTGGGTTTTCTAAAAGTATTTCTTGACGTTCATAAATCTTATTGATAGCATCCCCCAGAATTTCATTTACTTCTGTGATAAAACTATTTAAGTTAGCCCCTCTTTTCGGAGATAGGACAGACAGATTTAATTCACGACCTAGAGAATAAATATCGGCACGTTTAGGGTCTACGGCTACAATATCGTCAGTTATTTTACGAATACACCGAATAAGGTATTCTAGGAAATAACTTTTTCCTGAACCAGATGAACCACTGATAGCTAAATGAACAACATCATTTAGATTGATACTAACTTGGTTTGACATGAGCGGAACCCTAATCTCACTAACTTCTTGATTTATAAAATGTTGGATATCAGGAATAGTTAGTCGAGTTGGAATACCATTTACCCAAGGGAAGAAAAAACCTCTAGCAAGATTAGGGTCACCTGTCTTGTAGGGGATAAAAATTGCATTACTTTGTAACATAAGCGTTTTATACGGGTAAAGAATGCCAGAACAGATATCTGCTATCTTAAAATACAGGTTTTTATCTAAAACATAGGAAACAGGAAGATTGGGAATGAAAAACATTCCCTTATCTTCTGCCTCTAAAGAAATGGAGAAAGAGTTTGTAAAGCTCGTTTCTCCGTTGATATCTAGTGTATTGTTGAGATTGCTTGTAATGAATTTAGCTAATTCATTTTCAGACATAGGCATTTTAATAGGGATAGTCATAAACTACCCCCTAAGCTTTGTGAATGCCTGTGGCACGGAAATACGCATTTGATTTAATCTGAATTGCTTCTAATTTATCAAATGCTATTTTCTCACCAATGTTAAATTCAGATAAATCTGGTTTGTTATCTGGAAGGAACTTCACTTTAAAAGGATTATGAGTATCCGTAGCAATCCAAATCTGATAACCAATAACTTTATCTGTCCGCTTATCGTCTTTATATTCATACTGTGTTTCTATTTGCAGTCCTACAATATAAGTTGTTTCATTTCCAAGAAGTTTCTCAGCATTTTCTGAGCTATAATAGCTTGATGATTTGACTGTGAATGTCATATTTTTGATCTTTCTTATTAAGGAGGAGAATAATTTTTATTCTACAGGAGTAATAGTTGTATTTAACAACTATATGTTGATTTATCTCATAACGCCCATCTCTTATATATATATATTGAGTGCCACGCGTGGCGAAGGGAGTTAAGGTCAAATGAGTTTATGTCATCAAAAATTAACAAAAACGTAACATAAAAACACTTGACAAGGTGTTAATTTTTAGGTTATACTCCCTTTAGGGAAATAAGATAAGAGATGGGCAAGAGATAAGAAAAAAATTTTTTTCATAAAGAAAAAGGGGAGTCGGGGCGTAGCCCCGTTAGATAAGTTAGTTTCAGGTATCTGAAACTAACTAGAATGGGTTGTTGCATAAAATTTTATGCAATATTAAAAATGTAAACAGCTGAGCTTTTCTTGGCTGTTTTTTTGTTTTCTAAAAGAAAAAATGAGAGTTTTTCAACTTATAATTTATAGTAAAGTTCAGGAAAAATAATTTATAAAATCCTCAGAAATGGCTTGACAAAAGCATTTCGGGGGGGGGGGTATAATATAGTAGGAATATTTTAAATGAGTCTATGAATCGAAAAAGGAAGCGCTCGCTTTTTGGTTTTGTTAACGACTTTTATAAAGGAGACAATATGAAGAAAAAAGATATTTTGTTAGGTGCTGGTTTGACAACTATTTTTGTAGGTGCTGGTGCTGTAAATACAACTGCACATGCAGAAGAGGTTGATTCTGGTCAACCCAAACCTACTGTGAAAACGACACCTGTCCATGTTACAGAACAAGACGTTAAAAATGCTAAAGCTGATGTAGATAAGGCGCAAGCTGATGTCAACGCAAAACAAGGCACAGTCGACCAAGCAAAAGCTGATAAAGTAAAAGCTGATGGCAAAATTGACTTAATCAATAAAGACATCGACACTGCTAATAACGCAAACAAAATTATCACTGCTCAAAACGATATTATCGCTAGCAAAACAGCGGACAAGACAAACGCAACAAACGATTTGAATACCGCTAAAGATGCCGAACGTGATGCTCGTACAGCTCTTGATGATGCTAATACAGCAAAAACA